TATTTCAATCCTGAACCAGAAACCTAAAATACCGTCAATCATCTTCTGTTTAGCAATATTAGCTGTAGAGTCAAATGTAACCGTACCAGACTGAGCCAGTGGTATACCACCAGCTGATGTATTATCTGTTAAGTTAGTTACAGCAGTCCATGCTCCAGTTGAACTCCAGTAAAAAACAGCCATTGTCCCTGTAGAAGTATTAGCATTTGATACAGTAAATTTAAAACCATCAACAGGCATAGTATTGCCTACTCTCATATTTACATCAGCCGTAGCAGCAGTGTATGCTGAAACAGGAACATCAAAATTTGATGTAGATAACGCAGAGTTTGTAAGCCTTACCTCATCAAAAGTTCCGTTATAGGATTTAGTTGTAACCGTACCATTATGTGTAGCACCTATATAAACAAGTGAGTTATATGCAGAATTATTCGCTGGTCTTACTGTGCTGGTTGTAAATGCCTTCTGCACACCATTTACAAATATATAATAATCATTAGCATTCTCAACTATACGTATATGAGTGAAAACTGAAGCAGATGTAGTTATAGTAGAATTAGGTGTAGCAAGACTTAGTACTGTAGTATTCGCACCTGAAGCCATGTTAACATCAGTAGATGCTATAGTAGTAACACTACTGGCAACAACATAACTATTTACATGATCTCCCTTGATTGCTGATGTTATAGTAATTGTAGCACCAACAGCTGCAGCAGTATAATTAGGACTGCTGGTATGTGCTGTTATATTCGCAGCTACTGCTGTTGCTGTTGTATTTAAATCAGTATCAAATGATTCTGCTCCTGACATTACCTGAACGCTGTTTACTGTAATACCATCAACAGAACCTGCCGCACCTGAATCAAGAGTAACTGTCCCTGTTGCAGCAGTAGTACCTTCCTGTATTTTAAGGTTAACAGCACCGTCTGTATCTACATACATCCAGATATAATCACCAGTTCTGGTACTAACAGCCTGTGAATATAACCCTATATCAGCTGATAAGCTTGCAGCTCTGAGCCATTGCTCATATGTCCAGACTCCACCAGCAAGATTAAAATCAGAATCCGTAGGAATAGTATTCCAGTCACCTGTCCCATCTCCAAGTAATCCGGCAGTACCAAATTTCTTTTTAGCTGTATCAAGTTGTGAGTTAGCTACAGCAGTTACAGTATGAGGTGATATTGGTGAACTATCAGTTATTGTCGTTGAAGCATCTGAACCGTCACAGTGAAGTAATAGTTTAGTTTCTGAACCTATACCAGATACCTGCTTAAGTGTAGCTACATTATTGGAATCAGATAAAGTATTCTGTACCTGTTCAGTATAATCATAAAGAAATGTACCGTTAGGATCAAATATGGTAAAGTTGGATACTCTCGTCTCATCACCACCCCATACCAGAGTTTCAGAGCTATTACAGTAGGCAACATGTTCATCCGGAGCATCCGAGAACCTTCCTATACCAGAACCAGAAGCATCAGTATGCAGAGCCGTTCCTGAAAAATCACCTTGAGAAGGAATCGCTGTAGTATTCTGGAATATCTTTGATTCCGTTTCACCAGCATTTTCAGACTGAACCAGAACATGTGTTTCAGCTGGCTGAACCTTTTTAAATTGATACATTGTTTGAATCTTAGGATGCGAAGTAATAGCCGTAGTATTAATCTTGCTCATACCACCAGTCACACCAGTTACACCGTTGTCAGTATATTTAATATTCTTCAGTGAAGAAAAATTATCACTAACAACAGACGCTTGATCCTCTGAAACGAATTCCAGTTTCATCGGATCAAGACTCTTTATACATCTTCCAGTTAATGAAAAGTTAAATGGTATTAAATCATCAGTTTTTGTTTTTTTTGCCATAGGTTAAATATTCCTCTGCCTTCTCTTCATATTAACAGCAACTCTTCTCTTATGTAATGCTTTAATAGAATCACCAACCATTCTTTTTACAGCCTCTTCAGCAGTAGTAAACCATACATTAGCAAAACTTGCCTCACCATCCCTGTACTTGTAAAATCCTGCTGCAAAATATATTAATGCTTCCTGATATATATCTGGAATCCTAATCATATCATAATCAGAATATACAGGTGCTGGTCTTGCTATATACGGCACAGTAATAGTTTCTGATCCTGTACTCGGAGGAGGATCTAATACTATTTTATACCTACCCCCTGGCTGTATTACATATGCGTCACTAGATGTCCAGTCGTTATTAGTTCCATTAAACAGAGCTACCACCAGAACCGTAGACGATGTCTTCGATATCACTTTACCAAAGCTACCATCTGTAGTATTATGTACTACATCATGAGGTGACACATCTGAAAAGTCACCAGCAGAATCATTTAAGGTTGACTTTCCAGCCGTCTTCGCTACCGTAGACGTTGCTGTGCCAGTTACCTGACTATCTAATGTTTTATCATCAACAAGTGAAAAGGATTCAGGAATAGATACAGATGTTACTGTCTCATTAGTCTGATTACGAAACTTAGCATCTTCGTCAGTTAGCCTGAGATTATGCATAGTCGTACCATCAGAATACTTTATAATTCTGTAACCATACGCATCTTTCCTGTACAGATTAATAAAATCAGCATTAAGTGTGTAATCAGTCTGATCTGCTACAGTTGTTATTGATTGGTCCTTTGTTACATGCCTAATTCTACAGTTCAACCTTGCCATACCTTTATTAAGTAGATTAAAGGTTGTAAAGTCATCCAACTGATTAGACCCAGCTTCTTCATTGAGAAGCTGACGCAACTCATAAGCCATTAACTTTCCGTCCATACAGCTTTCCTTCCTTATCTAGCTCCGGTTAATTCCTCGGCCTTCTTGTTAGCTTTTTTATGATTCATGATATGTATACCCTTCTGTGCTGTTGTACCTTCAAAATCACAATCAAGTTCATCACATTTCCAGGGTTTAAACATACGTTTCTTTTTCACAGTTTTGTTCACATTTTCAGGATGTTCATCTTTAGTGAACACTTCACTTTCCTGAACATTTTCTATGGCCCCAAGTTGTTTTTCAAGGACCCCAAGCTTGGTCTTAAGTTCTTCCTTAGTATAAGTAGTTTCCGACACAGGCTGTCTTGATATCATAGGTCTTCTATTAGAGCGTGACATAATATCACTTTCATCCATATTACTAGTCATCTTCTTCTTACCAAAAATCCTCTCATGAGCTTTAGCGAAAACTTCATTAGTATAACCTACCATCGGTTTAGAACGACCTGAATTATTTTCAGACCTTATAAGTTCCCTACTGGCAGAACCCATATTAAAATAATGATACATAATTTTTCTTACTCTATCTGCTGCATTCCTAGAAACTCTACCATCATCAGTTATATTAGATACATTGAATGCCTCAGCAATGACTGGGTCAAGCTTAATACAGGGCTTGTCATTCAAATCAGCTTCCTGTTGTGGCCTAGCTATAGAACCCTTTCCTTTTAGCTGATCATATCTTGAATATAGAGTCTCTGATACCTCTTTATCTAATCTTTTTAATTCATCCAGCATTAAGTTCTGTTCATGCCGTGAATATTCTGGTCTGGATATAACTATTCCATCTAGCCTATCCTGCATATTCTTCAATGCTGCTTTAGCGTCAAAAATATTATCAGATGGTATATAACCACCCTCCAGATCTCTTTCCAGAGTATCCATCTCTTCGCCTAATTCATTAATTTGATTGTCCATCATCCAGGCTGGATATTCAGAACGAATCATACCATCTTCTGCTTGACCTTTTCGGTCCGGTTTACCAAATACACTCTTCATTGAATTGTCTCCTTAAAGATTAAAAGTAGGGCTAGGCTAGAAAAAGCACCTAGCCCCATTAAAAAAGTAAAACTGTTTATGTGTTTACTGTAGTAGTAGTTGTACCAATACCGACACCAGCACCAACTGTTTCTGAATACTCATTAGCAAAGTTAACTACAGCGTCACCAACTAAAGCAGCATTATCAGATGCTACATTACACATCAGGAAATTACCGATTACAAGACCAGTAGTTCCTGTTAGTAACTCTATGCATGGCTCAGTGCCAATACCACCTGTATCACCATTCTGTAGTATATTACCCTGAATAAGAATCTCAGTTGAAAGCGTAGAATCACCTGCTATACATGCAGTAGAATAGTCACCATGAATCCTGTTATTTTTAATAACAGTATTCGCTGTATCAGCATCCATATGGATAGCTGCAACAGATCCACCAAGTGCCATATCTATTGTACAACCTTCAATAACACAACCAGTGTTATTATTAGTAAGAGATATAACAGCGTTAAACTCATCTGTATTTGCTGAATCTACCATGAATTCACAGTTCTTGATTGTGCAGTAATCTACACCATCTTCAATGTCAATCCCCTTGAGAACAGCTGTTACAGATGATACAAACCTGATATTCTCAATATGTACATTATCAGCACCTACGGCAAATTCACCAGCTGCGATAGTATAAGTCAGTGTTGGTTTATTAGAACCGTTACCACAACCTATAATTGAAATACCAGCTACATCAGCATCTATCTGACTCGCAGTAGTAATAGTTTCTGCGTGTCCAGGTGCCACATAAATTACATCACCATTATTAG